CCGCCTCGGCCGACATCATCGCCTTGACGATCTCGATGATCTGGCCGGCCTGGAGGATCATGACCGACTGGGGCTTGGCATCCTCATCCGCAGCCCAGTCGAAGGCGTCGAACACCATGTACTTGCTCTCGCCAACAGTTGCCATTCCTGCGTCACCTCCTGGGTGCGTTGAGACTAGAAGTTGTAGCCGATGGCGTCCTTGAGCGCGGTCGGGTACTCATCGAGCACGCCCATGCGGGTGCTCACCAGAATCGAGTACTGCTCGGTCTCGGGGTTGTAGATGAGCGTGACGCGCACTTCACGCCGCAGGCAGATGATCCGTGTCCGCCGGCTCACGAAGTGCACGACGCTCTTGGTCTTGGTCGTTCCGTCGTACACGCCGGAGGCGTTCAGGTCCTCGCGGACCTTCCCGCTGGTCACGACCGGTGCGCCGTAGAGGCGGCCGATCTCGCCCGTGTTGATGGTGGCGTTCTGACCGTACTTCTCCATGGTGAGGACCTCGGACAGGCCGAGCATCTTGTTCTCACCACGAGCGCCAACGATCCATGCCCCATTCCGAGAGGGGTTGGTGCCGTAGAAGCCGATGCCCTGCTTCATCAATAGCAGGTTCGCGGCGTTGAACGTCGACAGGTCGACCTTGGTGTCCGTGTTCGCCAGTGCGAGTTTGCGGATGCCCTTGAAGCGCTTCCGCGCGTCGATGGGCGAAGTGGTGTCCGAGTCCTGGTGGGTGGCCGAGTCGTCGCCATTGAGCAGGCAGTCGTCCCATGTCTCCGCCATGGCAACGGCGGCTTGGGACTTGAACGTTGGCAGCGCCGGCACGATGCTGTCCTCGTTGAACTCCTCGCTCATGACGAGCCGCCCAGCGAACCGGTAGCAGGTCACCGACCGCTGCGCGGTCCCAGCATTGCTCGCGGGGATGGACGCCGAGGTGTCGCCCTGCGACTCGGGCGGCGAGTAGATGGTCATCCGGCTGATGATCGCCGGCACCGTCCACGGGTTCGTCGGGACCATGATCGGGGAGCCGAACAGCGGCGCCACCACGGCCTCGGTGGTCATGATGTCGATGATCGACGGGCTCAAGTCCGTCGGCACGAACTCGTCTCCGAGCCCGGTCCCGGTCGCGTACATCGCCTTCGTGATCGGGTTCGTGCGGAACAGCCGCTCGTAGCGCGCGAACGCCTTCAGCTCCCGGGGCTTCCGGCCGCTGATCTTGGCGAGGATGGCCACATCATCGTGGGCATCCCGGAGCACCTGGGTCATGTCGTCGACCGTCTGCTCGTTCAGCAGGTCTTTGAAGTCCGCGTACATCGCCGCGCGGTTCCGCCCGAGCTGCTTGACGTTGACCGCCGGCTCCTCGTCGATGTTCAGGGCGTCCAGCGCTTCGATGCGCCGCTGCTCAGGCACGCCCTTCAGGTACTCATCAAGCCGCCGCAGGGGTCCGGCGAACTCGGCCAGCATGTCCTTGCTCTGCTTCTCGGCCTCGGTCATGTTCTGACCCTTGGCCTCATCGAGGCCCTTCTGGGCCTCATCCATGCGCTTCCTGAAGGCCACCAGGCCAGCCAGAAACGCGTTCTGGTCGGCGTCATGCGGGACGCCGATTGCGTCGAGGATCTCGACAGGGGCAACTGGCGATGCCATTCTCACGCACTCCCTTCGACTCGTCCGGCCCCGACAAACTGGGCCGCGTTGGTGAGTTGCTGCACCGAGTCGAAGCCAACTGACCGGAGTAGGCCCTCCAGGTCCAGGCTCTGGCCCTTCCGCCCGAGTAGGTCCTCGAGCGTCGCCAAAGCTCGCCGCCCCACGTCCTCGCTGCCGTCTAGTGGGTCCCAGCCGGCGCGGCGGCGCGATGCGGCGAACTGCCTGGCCTCGGTAATGGTGCTGTGCAGCCGATGGATGGTGCCGGCGAACTCCGCGTGCTCGAAGCACTTCTGCTCGTCATGGCTGAACCACGACCAGGAGAAGCTCTCGCCGGCCTGGTGGAACTCGGGGGGCGTCAGCCCCGCCTTCTGGTAGTAGCTCGAGAGGTGGTCATACGCGCCCTTGCGGTCCTCGTCGGGGATCTGCGCCCCGCCCCGGGCGCCCAGCAGCGACGCCATCGCGGCCTTCACGCCGTGGATCGAGGCATGCAGCTCGCCGTCGACCACGATGCCGAACGGCAGCCGGTACCCGCTCTTCGCGTTGCGCTGCGCCGGGTCGGCCCACGCATGCGCCTTGGCGTAGCGGTCCCAGCGGTCCTCGCCGAGGATCTCGTTCGCGGCCGCGGGCGTCCACACCCACGGCTCCTCGCCCTCATGCAGCGGCAGGTCGGCGAATGGCGCCACGCGCTTGGCGTCCATGGTGGGCTCCACCATCTGCCGCTGCTTGGGTGACAGGCTCTTGTAGGCCAGGACCACGGCCAGCGGGTTCGATCCGACCGACACAGGCGACCACTCGGCGAAGTCGGCCTGGCTGATGCGACGCCCGCCGAATGGGTCGCGCGCATCGATGGGCTGGTATGCCTGAGTCAGGAACCCCACGCTCAGCCCGCGCAGCACGTCCGCCTTGAGCAGCTTGCGAGCCAGGTCGGCCTTCTCGCTGATGCCAACCGGCGCGAGCTTGCCCTGCACGAACACGCCCTCGGGGCGATCCTCGATGGCGAACGTGCGCCCGATCGGCTCGCTGTCATAGTCGTGCATCCACAGGATCGGCCCGGTGACCATGTAGGTGTCGAGGCTGGCTGCGAATGCGCCCTGCTCGAACACGTCGCCGTCGCGATCGACGTTGCCGTAGCGTGACGCGAAGCCCGAGATGACGCCCTGCTCGGCGTCGGTGGACTCAACGGCCATGGCGTCCTTGTACTCGAGCTTCTGCCGGTCGATCCCGTCCATCCCCACTCACCGCCCCGACTAGGCCGCGCGTTCCGCGGCAGCAACCTCACGTTTGGCGATGCCGAAGTGCGCCAGCGCCTCCGCCTCCATGCGTTGGAGGACCGCTCTGCCGACAGCACGGTGCACGAAGCCGAGATGGCAGCGCTCACAGAGCGTCACGCCATTCGCCAGCTCGGACCGGAGCTCTGGGTACAGCGCGAACGACGCCTTGTGATGCACATGCGCCAGTCGGCTTCTCTTCGGGATACCCTCGCCACAGAGCTGGCACATCCAGGCGTCACGCCTGCGACACGCCGTAGCCCATCTCCGGCCCCCGTTGTTCTCCCACACCTGCCGCTCAGACGTGAGGCCGCCCCGCCACTTCCAGTGGTTGGCGCCGCGCTCGTGGCGTTCTTTGCATGCCCGGCTACAGAACTTCCCGCGTCCGTCTGCCCTTCTTGCTGGCACGACGGTCGAGAGGCGACCGCACTCCGCACACCTGAACTCCTGCCGAGTCCTTGCAGCACGTCCTGCGCAGGTCTTGGAGCAGAACTTGCCCCACCCCATGGCCGACTGCGACGGGGTGCGCTCGAAGGTCTTGCCACACGTGGCGCACTGGACGGTGACAGACTGGCGCTTCCCAGCCGACGCGCACGCTTTGGAGCAGTACTGCCCATAGCCCGGATCCTTGGCGAGGTAGCTCCTCGGGAACCTGACCTCACGTCCGCACTGCATGCACTGGCGCGTCTCGCCTTTGAACCTGCCCATGTACCGACATTCGTCGCAGTAGCGCCTGCTACTCGTGCGTGGCACTTGCTCTTCCGCGCCGCACGTGGCGCACCTCATCGTCCGTGTTGCGCGACGGCGCGCAAGCCCAGCGCACTGCTTGGAGCAGAAGCGTGTACGCTCCGCTGGTCTGCACGGGAACACGGTCCCGCAGTGCTCGCAGGCCCTGGTTGCGCGAGGCGGGTTCCCAAGCATCTCTGCAGGCTTGCCGCGCCTCCAGGCGGAGTGGCACCCATTCGAGCAGAACCGTCGTACTCTCGACGGTTTGTCGTCTATCACACCACCGCAGAACTCACAGCTCTGCGAGGTGCGTCGCCGGGCTTGCCACGCATTGCGGCACTCCAATGTGCAGAACCGACGCCGCGGCCCGGGTGCTGTGAACCGAACCCCACACTCCGAGCAGGTATACGTCCTCACAGTTCGCTCCCTATGCCGCCGCGCCGAACAGGAT